AGGTGACTTTACCAATTTGTCCATAGAGGCATTGGTACCAGCGTAGGGATTCGAACCCTATCAAGAACGCTAATCTGGCGCTAAAAGGCTTATAAGACCTCTCTGACTACCCAGTCTCGCTGGCATATTTGGCGGAGAGTGTGGGAATCGAACCCACTCACCATATCACTACGGCGACAGATTAGCAATCTGCTGCATTACCATCCTGCCCACTCTCCAATTGTTCAATTCTATTTGCTGCTTCTTCTAATAAATCAGCAATTCTATCTGGTGCATTTTCTTGCACCGATTTTCTTGTAGTAATTTGCCTACGAATTTCAGCACGTTTTCTTAATCGATAAATTAAATCTTCTTTCATAAGAATTCCTTTTAATGGCGGAAGACGGAGGAGTCGAACCCCATCCAATTTCTCAGAACCTGGTTTTCAAGGCCAGTCGCAGGACCAACCCCGCTGCATCATCTTCCATATAGAAACACACTAGCATGAACCTGTTGTCAATTATCCCTGCGGGGAACTAATATGTTTTTATATGGCACCCGGAGTAAGAATCGAACTTACAATAGCAGAGTCAAAGTCTGTTGTGTTGCCACTACACTATCCGGGAGTATTTTACTCTACAAATTTTTAAAGAACAGTGTGTATTATATACCAAATTCGATGACTTGGCAATACGTGTGTTGTTTTTATGCAACACCAAACAAAAAACCCTTAGAGGTTGAATTCTAAGGGTCTTGTGTTTGGAATCTTTTCTAAGAACTTTTTATCTTTAGTCCTCATTCTCTACACAAAACCCGGTCGGCCATGACGCATCGGCACAATTAATACTTGTGCGATACTCCGATTGGGACGTAAAGGGTTTATGGGATATGAGGGACACTTTTTTTCTTTCGAGTTATATTTAACGATGTTTGTATTATATAGTAAACTTTATACCTTGGCAAGCGGTTTCACAAAAAATATTTTAATTTATTTTTTTCCACTTGATAGGTTTTGGTACCAAAGGTGCGGTCGGATTTTGAAATTCACTGAAAACTTCCCATAGATGTTCTGCTGTTACATACTTTGTAAGCAATCCAATCTCACGGCCGTAAGCATCTATTTCCCATGGATGTGACCAGTATTCAACCTCATCGGAGTTTATTTTTTTACCACGCCATGTCGATAGTTGTTCATTGGTTTCACCCTCGATATACTGTTTGATGTGAACCATCTCATGTGCTAACGTGGCCAAGATACCTCTGGCACCTAGACCTGGATGAACCTCAATTAAGAATTCTCTTGGTTGTTTTCTGGAGTTGTAATCTTCTATGCTACAAAATCCATATTCGTTTATCTTACTGTCGAAACGTACAGTAGTGAAACAATTGTTACGTATTCTTGTATTGGTAATCAATTCTTTGGCGTAGAACTGGATAGACCTCTCAACGAAAGGCTTGAATGATTCCTCGGGACAGTTTAGAATCTTCAAATTCATGCGAACTCCAGTTTATTTTTTAACCGATAATACTCACTCCTTAGCTATTTATGGACTTACATCTTTTCCACTTTGATACCAGATTTCTCAAGGAAGTTTAATCCTGCCATGTCCCTATAACTATTCCGATAGTATACAGAAGATATACCGCTTTGGTATATAAGTTTGGCACAGTCAAGACAAGGAGCGTGAGTAATAAATATATTAGCATCAAGACCGCTTTCGCTTGATTTGGCCAGCTTCGCAATTGCATTAGTTTCAGCATGAAGAACCTCAGGTTTAGTTTTCAACGTTACGGTATCATCGCTGTGTTGAATAGTATCTTCACAGTTATTATCCCATCCAGACGGCATTCCGTTATATCCAATTGATATAATTCTGTCATCCTTAACAACAATTGCACCAACGTGTAACCTTTTGGCAGAGGACAATTCAGCAAAGGTTTCTGCAACCTTCATAAAAGTATCAAGAAATTTCTGTTTCATTTTGTTTTATAAATGGTGGGCCGACTTGGAATTGAACCAAGACTCCGCCGATTATGAGTCGGAAGCTTTACCATTAAGCTATCGGCCCCCTTGTTTATTTAATGTATTCTAAACCGTCTTTACGCATCCAGTGTAACTGTTGTGTCAATTCATTGGATGGAAAAAACTTAGACACACCAATGAACTCCACACCTTCAATTTCTTTTGAAGGCCAGTGTTTGAATGTATAGTAAACGTCCAGTGTAGATTTTACCCGCACTTTTATTGGACTTGGTGTTTTGATGTTTCGGTTTTCCAATTTCATAATGATCCTATTATAGTCGAAAAAAAGGGCTCTGTCAAGAGCCCCTTTAAATTATTACCGAAACTTGTCCGGATAATTTAATCGTTCCCATTCATCATCGGATACTGGCCACCAGTTCATGTTGGCCATCCATGTAAACGTTGTAGGTTTATTTGTTCAAACCTGCGTTGAAGATAGTCAATGTCTTCCACAGTCTTAGGATTGTTAGAAACAATGTATGCTTCTAACGCTGATCCGTAAGTCTGTGGTTTACCAAAGTTCCGTAAGAACTTGGATAAGAATTTCATTTCTCATCCTTTTCTTTCACAACGATTTTCTTGATTGCATCTTGGCCTTTGACCATGTTTGCTAACCAAATCTTTAACATTCCATTGGTCATTTCAGCATTTTCAATTTCAATTTTGTCATTGAGTTTGAATTCACGGCTGAAATTACGATTGGCGATACCTTTGAAGATAAAGTTTTTATCGTCTAGTTCTTCATCTTGAGTATTACCTTTCACAACCAATTTGTTACCTTCTAGTGTAACTTCAATATCAGATTTGCCGAAGCCAGCAACAGCGATTTCGATAACGAACTTGTTATCTTTGATCTGCTTGATATTGTATGGAGGGTAAGAAACGGTCTTGGCGACTGTCTTTGCCATGTCTTGTAGGTCTTTGAACATATCTTCATAACCTACTGCGAATGGATCAAACTTGTGGAAGTCGAATAAACCAGGTAGTTGTAGCTTTGTCATAATTGCTCCTTAATAAGCGAGTTTTTAAAATTGCAACCCCGAAGGCATTGCATAAAATCCAGGTTACCTTATCTGGTCCGAACTTTCGTGCCGGAGGTGTAATTACACGGACGCCTTTTACCGTAGCATCTAACGGCCCTAAGGTGGGCCTATTATATCTTTATTTATATTGGGTGTCAACCGTTTTGTGGTTTTTTACCAATATTATATTTTGGTACCAATTGCCAGTCTGATTTTTCTTTATGTGAAATGATCTTCACTTGAGATAGAAAGATTGGTACTGGAACTTCAGTTTGTTTTTTGTCAACAATCTTAACTAAGCCCCAATCTTCCAACAGATTTACAATAGCATTTCTGCGTGATAGGTCATTCTCAGTTAAATCAGTTTCTTTACCATCAAGAGCAAATAACTCTTTGAAGTGAACTATGTAATATTTACCACGTTTGTGTAGAATATGGCAAGATTGATACAGTGTATTGTCCTTCTTGGAAGCAACACCGATACGTGTTAACGTTTCACGTACCTTCAAAAAATCATCACTTTCTTCTAATAATACCTCAACTAGATCCTTAATTTCAATCATTTCATTCCGCCTTTAATTGTTTTTATTTTTATTTCAGCGATTTGTTCATCTGTAAGAATACGTAGAGCATCTTTTGCTTTTTGGTTTGAATAACCAAAATAAGTCTTTACAGATTCAATATCAACATCTCTATTAGACTTCTGCCACGGTTGGTACGTCCGTTTCATAGGTCTGATATTATTTAGAAGATACTGGTATTGCATGTCAGGATCAAGTCCTGGCCACATATTCATTTCATTTGAATACAATACACAATCTACATGATAGGATAAAGAACGATTAATGAGGAATGGTTTATATTCTTTGAAGTTTAATTCATCAACGGGTTTCTTTTTGTGTAGTAATAAATCTACAAATTCGAATGGTGTCATTTGAATTCACATTCCACCATGATTTCTGTAAGACAGGCAATGAGATTAATCTCGTGGTCTGCTACGAATGCTGCTTGGTATTGATACTTAGCAAGAATTAGAACCAATTGTGGAACTGAATTAGGTTTAAGAATCTCATACAATGCATCATAGATGTTTCTAAAGATACGTGTTTGGTCATTATCCAAGTTCATTGTAACCCATTTACGGCAGGCTGCAAAGTCTTTACCTTTTAAGGATTTAGTGAGTTCTTCCATTCGAATATCAGAAACAGATGCAAGGATGCCATGGTCAATACTTCCAGAGATTCCATAACGTTGCAATTCATTTAGAATACGGCGATTGTCAGGAAAGTGTTTAGTGATAACCGCAGCAACAACATCTTTACTGTACGTGATGTTCTCTTGTGTTAGAATATATTCCACACGTTTGAAGAAAGCGGATGCCATCTTGGCTTTGCTGCCATTGGCCTTGAAATCAATTACTGTACAACGTGAATGAATCGGATCAATAATACGATTTTTAAAGTTACAAGTAAAAATGAAAGAACAATTCTCTGCATATTCTTCAATACCTGCACGTAAGATTGCCTGAGCGTTTGGTGTTAGATAGTCTGCCTCATCCAAGATGATGACCTTACGACCACCGGTGAGTGACATTGACGAAGCATAGTTCTTGATTTTGATAAGAATTGTATCTACACCATTTTCATCCGAGCCATTGATGATAATGTAATCACAACCAACCTGTTCACAAAGAGCTCGTGCAACAGTGGTCTTACCCACACCTGCGGAACCTGCAAACAATAGATTGGGAATCTTATTTTGGTTTACAAATTCCTGGAAGGTATTTTTAAGACCTTCTGGTAGAATACAATCCTCAATAGTTTTAGGACGGTACTTCTCTACCCATAACATATGTTCTGACATTCAAATTCTCCATAATATAATAAAATCAAACCGGTAGTGCGAAACCGGCGGTTCGTTATTTAATGTCGTTCATACTCTCAAACAAGGCTTCAAACTCTTTGGATTCTGCAACCTCAGTCTGGAATGAATTCTTAAACTGAGTCTTTGCCATACGTTTGATAATCTTTGTAGGAATTTT